AAAGAAGAATTAAAAGAACTCCTCCTGAAGCCAATGGTTAGCACAGAAGCCATGGCTCAGATGTTCTTTCCTCATCATGTGTATAGACCATTCTGTGGTTTGCATAAAACGGTCTTTGACATCTTAGACGACGAGAGTATTAGGTCATGTGCGTTGGCACTTCCTCGAGGATTTGGTAAAACTACTCTTGCAGGTACTGTGTTTGCTGCGAGAAAAGCTCTCTTTCGGGACTGTCACTATATTATATACATATCGAGTACGTTTACAAAAGCTCGGAACGACCTGAAGACTCTGGCGGTTGAACTCCAGACAAACGAACTCCTCCTTAAGGTATTCGGAAACTTAAAAGGCATGATGTGGGCGGAGGGGTCAGGAGAAATAGAACTGGCTTCAGACGTGAAGATAGAAGCAAAAGGAGCGGGGTCTCAGATACGAGGAATCAAATATAAACACTATCGGCCTGACCTTATTATAATAGATGACCTCGAAGACGTCGAAGCGGTGCAATCAGAAGAGAGACGAGAGAAGCTGAGTGAATGGGTATTCGCAGATGTGATGAATTCTATTAATCTGGACAAGACAAGAGTTGTGATGCTTGGAACAATTCTTCATCAAGATTCTCTCCTTGCAAACATCCTTAAAGAGAAAGAGGAGTATCTTAAGAATGTAGACCCATTCGAGGACGCACAGATAAAATCAGCCGCACTACGTGAACTCTTTCATACCATTCGCCTTGAGGCGTGCGATGATAACCTGAAAAGTAACTGGCCGGAGTACATGAGTGATGCGACCATTCAAGCTAAATACAAGATATATCAGCAAAGAGGTTTACTTGATGTCTTCTTTAGGGAGATGCGTAACCTCCCGATGTCTCCTGATGGAGCGATTTTCGAAATACAAAACTTCCAGACTTACAAGGAAGGAGATATTAACTTTTCAGGCATGGAAACAGTGGTCATATATGACCCCGCTAAATCAATAAATCCAACGTCTGACTACACGGCAATAGTCGGAGTTTCTATAGATACTGTGAAGAATAAGATATACGTTCGGGATGTTAGTAATAAAAAGTTAATGCCTAATGACCAGTATGCTGAGTGTTTAGATATGGCAGACAGGTTAAAAACCTGTAATGTTGGGTATGAGATAACATCTCTTAATGAATTTATATCTTATCCTTTTCAAGCATATGCAAAAACACGAGGACGCTATTATAATCTTGTACCGCTCAAGGCAAGAGGGAAAAAAGAAGACCGAATAAGGGCACTATCTCCTTTTTATAAGATGCGTAGCATCTATCATAATGATAACATAGCAGTACGAGGTCCTCTTGAAGCGCAGTTAATGAGCTTCCCTCGTTCCAAGAACGATGATGTAATGGACGCGTTTGCATACTGTATTGAGATGTTTGATTTGGGAGAGCGATTCTTCTCCTGCGTGGACGCTGATTACACAGTGATAGAAGATGAATATAAGCAGTTAGAGGATGAAGATATGCCTCCTATTAATTTCAGGCACGCACCGAGCATAGGAAGGCGTCAACTTAATGTGTAAAATTTACATGATTGAGTATGTATCAAAGGAAACTAAACAGGAAGCGGTATATTCAGTGGCGGCAGGGGTTAAGTGTTTGCGGGAATGGTGATTTCGGAGATGGAGAGCGATAGCACAGATTGTCTTCGGAGGATGGGTTTGACTTTGCCGAAGGCCTACGAAATAAGGAGAGACTATGGCAGTGATAAAAGTAGAAGAAACAAAAGAAACCTATAACTTATCAGACAAGAGACCAGAGGTAGAGACTGGTATGCTTGATAAGCCTAATTATCCTTGTCTTTATATGGATGAAATACCAACTGGTTTATTTAATAAACTAGTAGTTGGAGCAACAAAGGAGTTTATTATAATAGCTAAAGTAAAATCTATATCAGAGAGAGAACAAGATACAGATAAAGAAAAGTCTTATAAATGTGAATTAGAAATACATTCCATATCTGCTCCAAAGGAGTAATAGTGGCTGTTATTAATGTAGAAAGTAGTACACCTTCGAATACATTCTCCTTAACAAAAGACTTAGGATACTCTTATCCTAATGACTTAGACCTTAAGCCTGGCTCTGATATTCATAGTAAAATAATTCAAAAAGTAATGTCTTATGCTCGTTCTTCTAAAGATGCTATGTCATCTCGGCATAAGGTTTGGAATAAGATAGACGAAATGCTTACCGCTTATATTCCTCTATCTGATATAGAGAAAGCAATAAAGCAAAAAGATACTACAAAACCAGTGTCCATAATCGTGCCCTACTCCTACGCTAATATGGAGACTATCTTAGCGTATCAGTCTAAAGCCTTCTTATCCTCCCCTGTATATCAATACGAAGGAGTAGGGCCAGAAGATACAATAGGAGCTAAATTACTTGAACTCGTAGTTAATCAGCAAGCTCGTAGATACAAACATCCCCTTGCTTTGCATACAGGCTTTAGAGATGGCCTAGCATATGGACTTCATGCTTCCTATGTTCGATGGGATAAGAAAGAAGGGAGAAAAGTACAAAGAAAAGAAACTCCTATCTACAATACATTGGGGCAGCAGACGGGAATTAAGAAGGAAAAAGAGAACGTAGATACTATTTTATTTGAAGGCAATAAGATAAAAAACATAGACCCTTATAAATATCTCCCAGATGTAAATGTATCGGCGGAGAATATACAAGAAGGAGAGTATGTTGGTTGGTTTGAATATGAGAATATATATAATCTATTATCCGATGAAGGGATAGATGGATTATTTAATGTAAAATACTTAAAAGATAACGCAACATATGCGGGATATAAATCTATATTTGCAACAGATGAATCTAAGAGAGATAAGAATCAAGTGCGGAGTAATTCTGACTCCTTTACAACAAGAAAAAATCAAATAACCCTCATTTATATGTATGTAACATTAGTACCGAGTGAGTGGAAATTATCTGATAAGAAAGACCCTGAGAAATGGTTTTTCTTAATAGGTAATGACTCTATTGTTCTCGATGCTCGACCACTTAATCTGAATCATAATATGTATCCAGTTGCGGTTAATGTACCTGACTTTGATGGATACTCTACATCTCCTATTTCTAGGCTTGAAATGTCATATGGACTTCAAGAAGTGTTGAACTGGATGTTTAATAGCCACGTTCATAATGTCCGAAAGTCATTAAATGACATGTTTATAGCTGACCCCTCCCTTATTAACATGGAGGACTTAGCTAACCCAGAGCCAGGTAAGCTTATTCGTCTTCGGAAGAGTGCATGGGGAAGGGGAGTTGAAAATGCAGTTAAACAGTTCTCTGTGTCAGATGTAACACGAGGTAATATAGCAGATGCTACTTTCATTATGGACATAATGCAGAGAGTTAATGCAAGTAGTGATGCTGCTATGGGAATGATGCGCTCAGGGGGAGAGAGAAAAAGTGCTGCTGAGTTTACTGGTACTTTCAACAGTTTAATATCTCGTCTTGAACATCTTGCTTCAATAACATCTATACAATACTTACAAGACATTGCTTATCTTTGTGCATCACACACACAGCAACTTATGAGTGTAGATACATTTGCACGTGCAGTAGGTGATTGGCCCGAGGTACTTACAAATGAATATGGTTCTGATGGAGGCGTATCAATAGACCCTTTCTCCATAATAGCAGACTTTGATGTGGTGTTTAAAGATGGTTCATTCGGAAATGCTGATGCTCAGACATTAACCTTCTGGCAGCAGATGTTTGGTAGTGTTTCTAACGACCCAGAGCTTCGACAGTTATTTGATGTTCCAAGAATATTCAAACATATAGCTCGGTTAGCAGGTGCTAAAGATGTAGGCTCTTTTGTAAAACAAACTCCTATTGGGGGAACTGTTATGCCAGATGAAATGGTAGCACAACAATTAGCAGCAGGAAATCTGATGCCAGCAGGAGGTATGTAATGTTATGCTCGTTGTCGCAATGGAAAGAGTTTCAATCGTCTGATATATATAAAGACATAATAGATGAATTAGATGAACGAGACATGGTTGTTATGAATAGTCTTCGTGCTGGTAACGATAAAGACTGGTCAGATGATAATATGAGAGGTCGATTATCTGAACTCGATTATATTAGGACTCTTATTCCCGCTATAATTGTTGACTTGGAAATAGCAGAGTTAGCAAGTAAGAAGGAAAAAGGTTTTATAGATAAAATAAAAGATAAGTTTAAAAGGGAGGAGTAAGATGGAAGAAGTAGATGTAAAAGCACAGATTAATGAGTTGTTTAATGCACCTACTGCTGATGTGCAGATAGAAAATCCAGTCGTTGTTCCTGATGTTAAGGTAGATGAACCAGTAGTTGTACCAGATAAGAAAGATGAACCAACAGACATAGAAGTACTTCGCCAGCAGATTATAGATATGGCAACAAGTATACAGACTCCTGATACAAAGATAGAGGAGGTAAATCCTCTTGATTCTTTTAAGGATGATGTCTCTTTTATAACAGCAGATAATTTAGCAAAGATAGCAGAAGACCCATTACTTCTGAACCAGTCCTTTAATGAAGTAAGACGGCAGACAGCAGATGCTATTTTTAAACATATTCCCAACTTAATAGGCAAAGCTATTCAAACACAGCAAGCTAAGACTGAATTACATAACTCTTTTTATGGTAAGCATCCAGACTTGATTCCATATAAGGCTTATGTATATCATATAGCAAAGGATATAGAAAAAAAGAATGAAGGAAAGACAGCAGAAGAAATTCTTGAATCAATAGCCTCAAGTGCAAAGGCCAGTTTGAAGCTTGTTTCTACGGCTCCAAGCAAGAAGGATGGCGGTAAGCCAGCACTTAGAGAAGTAAAAGGTGGAGGAAGGCCTGCGGCAGCAGCTGCGAACGTAAACACAGAGCAATCACAGATTGCCGAACTTTTAAATTTATAGGAGGTAAGACATGGCATTTCTTGGAATGAGAGGTACAGGGGATTGGGTTGCTAATCAGCGCCCAGAGAATTGGAGGGAGGCAATACTTTATCTTTATCCGAATGGTAAAGCTCCCCTCACGGCAATAATGGCAGCTATGAGTTCAGAGAAGACAACTGACCCTATCTTCCATTGGTGGGAGAAGAATCTCCCTGACCAGAGGGCTGCAATAACCGGAGTATATACAGATGCAGGTCTTTCAGCTGCGTATGTCTCTGGAGGAGTTGCAGGAGATACTGTATATGTAAAGATGGCGCTTGCAGATGTAAAGAAGTTTATGGCATCACATCAGATTTTGATAAGAGATGCCGACCAGTTGAAGACAGATGTTAATGGTAAGGTAACTGCAACAACTGAAGCAGGTGCATCTTCATATCTTACTGTAAAACTTCTGGAGGCTGATGATAATAATGGTGCTAATTATATTGCAACTGCAGACGTTGTTTTGGTAATTGGTACTATTAATTCTGAGGGTGGTACATCTCCAAGTAGCATGATGTATGACCCGACTGAATATTCAAATTATACTCAGATTTTCAAGACTGCTCTTGAGCATACTCGTACCGCTATGAAGACAAAACTTCGTACTGGTGACCAGGTAGCACAGGCAAAGAAAGAGGCACTTGAACTTCATTCTATTGAGATAGAAAAGTCCATGATTTTTGGTATTAAGACCAGCAATACGGGTTCTAATGGTAAGCCTGAGCGTACTACTGGTGGTATGAAGAGTTTCCTGTCAACCAATGTTGAGGACTATACAAAACGTACTGGTACAGAGACATGGTTGAACGGAGGTGAAGATTGGCTTGATACTATGTTTGAGCAGGTATTTAGATATGGTAATCAGGAGAAGATAGCTCTCTGCGGTAGCGGTGCTCTTCTGGGTATTCAGAGGCTTGCTAAGGTTAATGGTCTTTTTGACTTAACTGCGAAGTCTAAGAGTTATGGAATTAATGTTCTTGAGTGGGTAACTCCTTTCGGAATAATGAATCTTAAGACGCATCCTCTGTTCTCTTATGAGGCCACAACCAGGAATAGCATGCTGATAGTTGACCCATCTTTCTTGGCAACTAGATTCATTGATGATACAAAGTATGAGCCTAATATCCAGGCTAATGACCTTGATGGAGAGAAGAGTCAATATCTTTCTGAGCTTGGTCTTGAACTTCACTTTGAAAAGGCTCATGGCTGGCTGGATGGAGTAGGACAGGATAATCCGTAATCTTTAATACAGGGAGGGGATGAAATATTCCCCTCTTTATTTTAATAGGAGGAAGAAATGGGACTAATAGGGAGTCTTAAAAACTTTTTGAAGTCAGAAGTAGGTACTACTCCTGGTTCTGGTGATGGTATTGTAGTGAATGTACCGGCGGGAACTACTAGGGCAGTTGATGCGAATAGTCAACTAATGATAAATGATGTTCTTGCTGTGGAAGGTGGATATGAGGTTAGTGGGTTACTTAAAGTTTACGCTTGGCCGGCTTAATTAAACTAAAATCAGGGGGGGGGAGAAATGGCAAATAAAGTTACGTTAGATGGAACTAATGCGGTTATTAAGGTAAATGATGTTCAGGTTGTAAAGGCTCAGGAGGCTGTAGTTGCTGCTATATCCGCTGCGACTGCAACGGCGGCTGCTGCGGCTACTGCTGCTACGGTAACTGGTACAGTAGCAGGTAGTGATACTGTTACAGCCGCTACAGTTACGGAAATGAAGACAGCAATAAATGCGGCTATTGTAGACAGGGCAGCAGCTAAGACACAGATTGATGCTCTTGTCGTTGATGTAGCTGATATTAGAACAAAGATGGGCTCTCTTCTTACTAAACTTAAGGCTCATGGTCTTATTGCTTCTGCGTAATTAGTGGATAAGAGGGAGGAGGTAATTCTCCTCCCTACTTATCGGATAAATTTTACATAATAAGTAGAGGAAAAGCATGAGAAACTCCGTAGCATCAGAAGCTACATTAAGGGAAATAAAAGATGGCCTTATTGGCTTAAATATTCCAGTGCATGATTATCTTTCTTTATCATATACAGGAAGCGACTTAACTGAAGTTATATATAAAACAGGTGGGTCTGGTGGAACTACAGTGGCGACATTAACTTTAACGTATGATGGGTCAAATAACCTTATAAGTGTGACAAAGGCTTAATATGGCATGGGTCTTCAACCCCTTTACAGGCAAGTTAGATTATAACACAGATTCTCAGGAAGAGGTTTTTCCTTCTACTATCATTACACTTGATGGAGGTGGTGCATGTTCAACTTATGGCGCAACCTTAGGTAGACCATTTGTTGCTGGTGGACATGCCGTATCTATTTATCCTCCCGGCGCATTACTCAACGGAGGGAATGCAGTATCAATCTATGTAGGGAACGCACTTAGTGGGGGAGATGCATAACTATGGCAACAATTATACAACAACGTAGTGATACTGCAGCAAACTGGGCATCGGTTAATCCTATTCTCGCACAGGGAGAGTCGGGATTTGAGACAGATACAAACAGAACTAAAATTGGTAACGGTGCAACA